TAATCCCCGCTCCATTGGCCCCTTAGCTCAGTGGTTAGAGCAGGCGACTCATAATCGCTTGGTCGCTGGTTCAAACCCAGCAGGGGCCACCAGATTTAGTGATGAAAATCATGCAGTTAAGCCACCTCACGAGGGTGGCTTTTTTGTTTTCATAATTCGTCATTGGCAGCAAAATGCCAGACATAGATTTTCTTAAACGGCCATGATGGCAAAAGGATACGCCGCCAGTTTGCGATGAAGGGCGAAGCACGATGGCGTTCGCATGCAAGGCGATGGGGAATCCACTTGCAACCGAGTTTAACGCGAAAATTTTTGCGTCTTATCGCGAGCAGCGGTGAAGCGGCAAAATCACTCGATCTAACCGAGTAAAGACGGTAACGCCTCGTACGATCAATTTAGAGCTGGCATACTTCCGGGCGATGTTTAATTAGCTACGGCGGTTAGATGAATGGACCACACCAAACCCGTTAGAGAACGTGCGCGAGTTTAAAATCAGCGAATCGGAAATGGCGTATCTCACCATTGAAGAAATCAGAACCCTCCTCGCCGAATGTGAGAACAGCCGATTTAAAGATTTAACTACCATTGTGAAAATCTGCCTGGCAACTGGCGCACGATGGAGTGAGGCAGAAGGCTTAAAAGGTAATCAAATCCGCGCCGGTCAGATTATTTACGTGAAAACTAAAGGCAAGAAAAACCTCGCGGTGCCGATAACTGAAAAATTACAGGCTAATCTGCAATCCAGTAGGAAAGCGCAGGTGCTCTTTAAACTATGCTATTTAGCTTTCGGGAAAGTTATGCAACGTGCTGGTATTGAAACTCCAACTGGGCAGTTAACACACGTTTTGCGCCATATATTCGCCTCGCATTTTATGATGAGCGGCGGCAACATTCTTGTGCTTCAGCGATATTGGGGCATACAGATATCAAGGTTACAATGCGATATGCGCATTTTACGCTGGATAATTTTTTTGAAGCTATGTTATTGAGTCCGCTGAGCCGATTAGCTTATTAAAAATCATGTATTAATTAATTCTCAATCAATATTATAGCTAATGTTTCCAATATAAATCACTTGAAATCTTGTATTCCAATGGAAGGCTATCGCCTTCCAATAGAAACGTAGTCACTAAAATCATCTATATGCATCTAAATTTTTCAAAACTAATTTCTTTTCATTAGAAAGTGAAGTGAGCATATATAGGTCAATTTGGTCAGATATTTTGAATCTTCCCTTTTTTATATTCAAATTATCTATACCATCATGCAATGCTGAAGCTATAAGCTTCGCATCATCTTTATCATTTACATTTGAAAACAATTCTAATATTAATCCATTTAGCTCTAAAAAATCTTCATTAATAAGTGTTGGTGAACAATCCCCTCTTTTTAATTTACCGCTAAGTGCATCAATTTTATTGTTTATCCTTTCTATAGATCCGATAACTCCCTTTCGCGATTCTACCCTAAGTATTTCATCTCTACTCCTTGATTTTGATTGAAAAATAATCTCAGTATTCACCATATTTGCAACTCTTTGCGAGTCGGCAACAAGATATTTAATACTTTCTCTAAAGCTACTATAGTTAGTTATAGTTGAACCGATCAAAAGCAAAATTGGACCATATGCGGTGATCCATGCCCTGATCGAGCCATCTTCAAAATTTATTTCTATATCAACTTTGTCATCAAGAAAAAACCTTATCCTTTCATCTGAAAAGGAAGTTATTTTCCTAACAATTTCACTTATTATCTTTTCTTTTTCTTCTGCGGACACACTAATTAGCCACTCAGGTTCGACGTGAACATAAGACTGGCTTAATATGTCTTTTCTTATATAGTCTGCCATACTTCAGTCCTTGATCTAATTTATATAAAATATTAATCCGCTCTCATTACGCGACAAATAAATCTCCAGCAGAAATATTTAATGAGCGTAATCAGATTATTTTCTATGTAAGCCTCTTCAGCAGCCTACAATAGAAAGATGAATTTCCTACTAACTTAAATGCCCCCAATCTCTCTTAATAGTCCAAGTAGGCGACCAAGACACAAAAGTTCCAGGGTCAAAATATTCACCAACATTTACAATATAATCAATACGTTCTGCTCTTATTGGCAAGGTATGATCAAATTTATCGCTCTCAAAGTCCCATACCCAATAACGAGGAATACCATCTCTAATCTTTTTTCCAAGTGCGTAATCCATCGGAGCACACACTCGCTCGATGTAGCTACCATCATCTTCTGAAAAAAACCGAATTCTCAATTTTTGCTGGGTGTGTATACCATCAATAAACACATCATGCTGAACATGCATAATCATCCTCTTTGTGTTTTCTTAAGGAGGTACAGCTAGTAAAATATGTAGGAAGTATAAAAGTTATACAATAGATTGTGATATTAGAACAACTCACAATTTATGCAGTATTTTCTAAGATGCTGGCAGCAGAGCGCAACGCTATGTGGCACTTTTCATCACTATACGGCCTGAATAAAACATAAAAATCAGTAAGTTACTGATTTCACTCACTTAAAAATGGGACTCGTAATCACTTGGTCGCTGATTCAAACCCAGCAGGGGCCACCAGATTTAGTGATGAAAATCATGCCTTTAAGCCACCTCACGAGGGTGGCTTTTTTGTTTTCATAATTCGTCATTGGTAGCAAAATGCCAAACATAAATTTTCTTAAATGGCCATGACGGCAAAAGGATACGCCACCAGTTTGCGATGAAGGGCGAAGCACAATCCTACGAGTAGTTCGTAAAAGAACAGGCTCAAGATAAGCCCTGGCTGGGAGAAAAAGCAGATAAGCGGCGGGCAACTGAGTTGGTTGAATTGTGGTTCAACACGCACGGCATCACATTGGCAGACAGCAGGAAGCGACGAACCACAATGGCGTTCGCTTGCGAGGCGATGGGAACCCCACTTGCAATGAGTTAAACGCGAAAATTTTTGCGTCTTATCGTGAGCAGCGGTTAAGTGGGAAGATCACCCGCTCCAATCGAGTGAAGACGGTTACGCCTCCCACGGTTAATTTAGAACTGGCATATTTCAGGGCAATGTTTAACGAGCTGCGCCGGTTGGGTGAGTGGACTGCACCCAATCCGCTAGAGAACGTGCGCGAGTTTAAAATCAGCGAATCTGAGATGACATATCTCACAATTGAGGAAATCAGAACCTTCCTCTCCGAATGTGAGAACAGCCGATCTAAAGACCTGACAACCATTGTGAAAATCTGCCTGGCAACTGGCGCACGATGGAGTGAGGCTGAAGGCTTAAAGGGAAACAAAATCCGTGCCGGCCAGATCATCTTTATGAAAATAAAGGAAAAAAAAGAGCGGTGCCGATAACTGAAAAATTACAGTCTGAACTGCCAGCGAGTAGGAAAGCACAGACACTCTTTAAACCGTGCTATTCAGCTTTCAGAAAAGCCATGCAGCGCGCCGGTATCGAAACACCTGCTGGGCAGCTTACGCATGAAATGCGCCACACCTTCGCGTCTCGTTTCATGACGAACGACGGCAATATCCTGGTACTTCAGCGGATGCTTGGACATACAGATATTAGGGTTACAATGCGGTATGTTCATTTTGCTCCAGACCATTTGTCTGAAGTGATGTTGCTGAACCCTTTAAGTTACATATAATTATATTATTTTTCATGAAGTTAAGCTGAGTTGCATGATATACATACTTCATTATATTTTTCTTCTGAAACACAAATTTCTTGGAATTCACGAACATTTATTAATCATCCCAAAAGATAAACATACTCATCGCATGCTAATAGTGAACTTCGCATTCCTTACAACCAGGTGATGGGAGAGGGATAAGAAAGTGCTTGAAAAAATCTCAGGATTGTATTTATATTGGATAACATTAAGATACAAAGCTTAAAAATTTAACTCGATTAAAGCATGCGCTTAATTTTATTTTATTATCAAGCGGGTTAATTTTATTTAAAAGCAAAAATTCATAATTCATATAAAGGATATAAAGTGAAATTAAAATCTATCAGTGTCTCGGGGTTTTTTGGCAAGGCTGAATTAGTTCATTATGATTTTCATGAAGATCTTAATATAATAACAGGCAGAAATGGTTCTGGTAAAACCACTATTTTAAAATTAGCATGGATGATTATTAGCGGAAATATATACTGGGCGCTTAAAGAAATAGATTTTAAAGCTTGCAAGCTCGTAACAAGTGAATATACGTGTACAGTTACAAAGACTGCCAGCATGTATTGCCGCATTGAGCTTGAAACTTCATCAGGTAATAGCTATTTATTTGAAGATGATGGCCCAGGTAGCGATTATGAATATCAAGAATCTTCAGAAGATCAAGCAGCGCCCTATTTAATCGAGTCAGGAAGTTCTATTTTCTTCCCGACATTTAGGCGAATTGAAGGTGGATTCTCATTAGATATATCTCGCAGGACCAAGTCAAGAGCCGGAAACAGACCCGGAGACGAAATAGATGATGTGTTAAATTCGCTTTCAAAAAAAATGTCAAACGATGAACACTTATTCGTTGCCGCGATATCTAGCCAAGATATTAACAGCATCCTCTTACAAAAATTTGCATCTCTTTCAGAAAAGATAAACATATTCCAAGCTGATATTTCTCGCAGTGTCATTGAAAAAATAAGGCAGCATCAAAATTCATCAACGAACTCCAGTGATGCTGAAACACTTCTAACTGAAACAAGAAAAGAAATTGAAAAAATCGAAACATTCCGCACTGAATCCATGAGACCTCTAGATGCTGTCAGAACACTAGTTGAAACACTTTTCCAACATGCTGGAATATCATTCGATAGGCGTCTTAGTTTTGGTGATGCTGCGGAGGCAGTAAAAAGCGATGTATTATCCGCGGGTGAAAAGCAGATGTTAAGCTTTATCTGTTATAATGCATTTCATCAAGATGCGATAATATTTATAGATGAGCCTGAACTTAGCCTTCATGTGGACTGGCAGAGACAACTATACAAAATACTTAAAAAACAAAACCCCTCTAATCAATTCATTTTTGCCACGCACTCTCCTTTCATTTATGGAAAATATCCTGATAAAGAAGTTGCTGTAGGTGTGGACCGGGGAGAATGAGATATGTGTTCATCTAAGGTTAGGCCAACTATAGACGAATTATATGCTTTACTTAAGAATACAACAATTCCTACAATTCTTGTAGAAGGAAAAGATGACATTGTTTTCTATCGCAGAATTGAGAATGACTTGGAGGATATCGGAATAGATATGTTGCCTGCTGGTAATAAATGGACAGTTTTAGAATTAAGAGAAAGAATCAAAAGCGAACCTATAAATGCGCCAATAGCATTTGTCGTTGACAAAGATTTATGGGTATATTTTGGGTGCAATGAAGATTTGAGTGATGTAATAACCACTGACGGTTACTCAATTGAAAATGATATTTTCATTGATGGCGAAATATTAAGTTTAATGTCTAATGACGAAATAGATAGATTTAATGAAGAATTAAGGAAGTTTTTGCATTGGTATGCATTGACACTAGCAAGGTCACAAAAAGGAATGGATGTTTCATTTAGAGAAACTCCACACAAGGTACTTAATGATAGCGAATTTTATCAGACGGCAATTCAGCTTTCAGCCGAAGAACAATACCCAGAAGAATTTTTTGAAATGATCCATGGTCAATATGGAAAACTGTTAAGAGGTAAATCATTATTTTCTTTAATAGTTCGTCAACTATCTCATCCTGACCGAAGAACTAAGTTTGGTGTAAACCAACTCATGGAAGTTGGTGCAGCCAGAAAGGGTGAACGTTACGCTATGATTAGAGATAAAATTCGGCAGGCAATCACGCCCCCGTAGTTGCATTAAACTAATCTTAAGCACTTCTCGTCGGAAGTAAGATGAATAAAAATGCTAGCGTGAAGTGTCAAGTTGTTTTTGTAGCTAGATTTAGGTTAAGCAAAGTGGCAGTAGAGCGCAACGCTATGTGCCACTTTTCATCACTATACGGTCTTAAGAAAATATAAAAATCAGTAATTTACTGATTTATTTAGTTTATAAATGGGACTCATAATCGCTTGGTCGCTGGTTCAAACCCAGCAGGGCTACCAGATTTAGTGATGAAAATCCTACAGTTAAGCCACTTCACATAGTTAAGCCACCTCACGAGGGTGACTTTTTTGTTTCTACAGGCCAGTGTCGCATGACTTTTATCGCCCTTTTGAACGCAGGTACAAAAAACCGTTTTCGCGGACTGGCAGTGAAGCAATGATGACTGTCTGTCGTTGTACGTAAAAATCGGCACCTTGTTAGTCTGGCCCGGCGAGACGATCATCCCCGCTATGCTTTCGTGCGTTGTGAAGGTGCTGCTGCTGCGCGATGCTGGCAAGCACATTAGTTAACAATACCGGCGTATTCAGCGGTAGTGTCGGCGTCCCAGGCGGTACAGACCAGCCCAATAATCTCGGTAGAGATGATGGAAAGGGTGCGCGTGCCATCATTGATTTCGACGACGCGAACACCGCGATGGTAATCAGACATCTGATGCACTCCGTTAAATGGGTGCGCTCAATATGTCAGGTCAGGCGATGCCGTGTATGTAATTGGGTTTTGTTGAAGGATGAGCGGGCATTTACCGTGGAATGATCGTTTTGTCTTCCTGTGGCACTATTAACAGCTATCATCAAAGCGAGGGAACGAGAATGATCTCAGGAAGAGCAGAAAGACAGGAACCTGGACGGTATTACACTTTTGAGTCAAGATTGCCCCCCGGCGAATTTTTTGAGCTTCGGCCACAACATCTACCACGCAATGCTCAGCCGGTGCTCGATGAAACAAGCGGTATGTGTATCGGCTATACCGTGGCTCAGGCTCCCGGCCTCTGGCAAATTTATGATGCACAGGGTCATTTTGTCCGGCTCGAAGAGGCTCCGCTTGAAACACCTTTGTTCGATCCAACTGATATTGCGCTGATTGCTTTTGGTGTTTTCCGCATCCTCCGCACTGGTCGTACTTTATTTGAAGCGGGTACGCGAAAGGCCATTACAGCAAAGCTGGGCCAGGGAACTATTTCATTTTTGCGCGCCCGATTTAAACTCGGCTTATCTGCACGCAACCTGAAAATGACCGAAACGGCTGCTAAGCACATGTATGAAACAGGTCGATACGTTCCTTTAAATATTCAGGAAAAAGCTATTCGTTACGGTAAGCGAACTGCCGATCCCCGGAACGTTAAAGGCCTGTACAGATACGAAATTGAGATGTACAAACTTTATCGTAAAAAGGCCACTACTGAGTATAAAAAATACACACTGGAAGTTGTGGTAAGAGAGTCCGACTGGACAATCACCCACTTTATGTATTTTTAAAAAAACCGACAGGAACGCATAAATGTTTGATATTAAAGATGAGAAATTTACGTTTGCGGTTTCTCCTTTTGAAAGAGTGGTCGATAACGACATTGACCCCGAACATCATCGTTGGGACTGGATAAAATCTTTTGTTGAGTTTTCTGTTCCTGGCCTGAAAGCACAGTTTCAAACTGAATTTACGGTAGGCGAGCTACTGGCACTACGTGAGCAATTTGCAGCGCACCATAACGCTTTAATTGCTCAACGTGAAATAAAGCCTTTCGAGTTTCAAAGCCAGTGCCATCAACTGAATATGATAATCAGGAAAGTAATCGGCGACGATGGTGTAATGATTGAATATGACCTTCGTCCTGAAGCACATGCTGACAGCGTTCAGGTTAAAGGCGATTTCGGCATCAACGAGAGCTACTTCCCCGATATTTTAAAACGGCTGGATGAGATGATTGAATGGCAAAATTAAGCCTTCCCGCCTCTAAAATTTTTCCTGATAGTCCCCGCTGTAACGGGGATTTTCCTGTTCAGGCTTTTCCGGCCAGCTGATATCCGTTGCCGCTGAGGTCTCGACGCGGTTCAGCTTCACGCGGTAGGTTCTCTGTTGCTCCAGCACCGCTTTCTCGCTCTCCGTAGCGATTTTCCTGGCGCCTGGCAATAACACAGCGTCCGCCATGTCTCGTCGGGAATGCAGATATAGTCGTTGCCCGCAAAGGCTCACTTATTGAAAAGACGCATAACGGCATCAACGCTCGACAGCTTATCCCCGCCCGCCGTCATATCTGCCGCTACTGAAACGCCATGCTTACCGGCATCATACAGGCTGAGATTTTTAAGGGCGTCGGCAACCAGTCCCGCGTCTTTGATTTCCGCCAGCACGTTGGCCGTTTGCAGGTAATGCTTATGGGGATTATCGGCAGTAACATGTGCGCCTGCGCCTTGTCGGTATAAGCCTTTACCTCAGTTAACGCGTTATCCACAGCCTGCCGCGTGCCAGCACCACGGACGGGTCGATTTTCAGCGTAACGACACTGTGGCAGAAGCTACGTATACATAATTACGATATACTCTACTTCCTTTTTGAAGAACCTTTGAAGCACCTGATAGAAATGGAAGAATGTTGCGGAAAGAGCCCAACAGAACGGAGGCGTTATTACGTGCTATCGAGAATCTTTAAACTGTCATTCAAATTTGTTTCCGAGATAGTGGGAACACTGGTTTTGACAGCAACTGTATTTGGTATGTTCTATACAGGCTTTATGAATGAAGGCGCCATGCGGATCGTAGGACCTCTCGCTGTACTGATCTGCGGAATCGGGGCTTATGTATTGGTGATGTATCCCACCACGAAAATCAGTGAAAATGATAAAAAGGGCCAACCTGGTTAAGGATAATACCGGGATTATGTCTCAGGCTAAATCCGCACATCGGAGAAAAACATGGCTCATGATGGCTACGCTCCTGTTACTCCTCCTGTTAGGCTAAGAATGGCACGCTTTACTATTCTCACGTTGACCCAATAAGTTTGCGCAGACCAACCACTGTAAAACAGGTCCACAGATCCTTTAAGCTCTCCCGGATTGCTTTCGCTCAACGTTTTCAGCTTTACCACAGTTATGCTCTGAGTACATTCGTAAAGCGTGAAGTACACATAGCGGATCTGTTATTTTTTTAATCTGACTAAATATCGGTAGATTTTTTTTGCCAGATAGATAGCGGCAATACCCAGCAACATCGATGCTATACCGAGAAAAATCATTAACGAAAGGAGGTGGCTAAAAATCCCGCCCAGACTTGTGAAATCGCTGAGTCTGACGAGCTGTTCAGGGGTTAGTGTACGAACCACTATTTCCGGAAGAATCAGAAAACATATAATGACTGCTAAAATATAAATCGTCTTGTTTGTTCCCTTTTTCATTATTTTCCTGTCTGAGTTTGAGGGTAAGGTATTTTCTGTTTTTGATTTTTCTTCATCCGTCCAGTGACCTGCTCGTGCCGAGTCAATCAGTAATTGAATGGTCAACGCCTTTTCTGCTTTGCCATTATCTTCAGGAAAATAGCGAGTGAAATTGATTTTATCTGGGTTAATTGAAAACTTCTCTGTGAATTCTTCCAGTAAATCATAGGCATCTAACGGGTCCATTCGAAAATCTTCATTAAGATCGGTGTTATGTTTGAGCGGATACCGCTTAAAGGTAAATATGCTGCGACCATTGTAGGTCTCAACAAGATCGAATACTGCTTTTTCTGTCTCGTCCATTATCATCATCCGTTCTTCTTTCAGGCAATCTTATTGTATTTGAATGTTATCTCATAGCTAATCCTGTAAGCATGCAGCTTAGATTGCTCATTCATTTATAAGGATCTTATATCCTGATTATTTACTTTGAGCAAGTCAATATGGGTAAGGCCCGATTCACTGAACATCATATTACAGATAACTATTAAAATTTCATGGTATTTTGAAAATCCCCATGAAAAATATTATACGGTTGAGGTTAAACCCACTTACTAAATCTTATATAAAGATAAGCAACGATACCGACCCAGGCAACCACAAACCCCATTGGATAAAATGGAACAAATCGCACAATAAAATAAGCGCCAACAACACTGAGTATAATCGGTACAAGATAGAAAAAAGATTGCATTAACCATACAATAAAAAGCTTCATTTACTCACAACTCCATCAAAGCCTCAGCTATTTTATCAAACTTGTAATGGCCACATTAAAAACTTCACAATATCGAAATTTAACTTTTTTCATTTACCACACATATAATTAACTCAACATTTCACGCACAAATTTATCCCTTCGGCTCAATTCCCCTTGCCTTTAACGCCTCCCTCGCCAGGTTTTTCAACCAGCTTGCTAAACTAATTCCTTCTTCAGTTGCAACAGCATCGAGCTGTTTTTTCAAGGCGGGATCAATGCGCATTTTAAATTGTGGAGACTTGCCTCCACCTTTTGGTTTTTTTTCACGCATTATTATTGACATGTGGCTACCTACTCCCTCATTTTAGCCTTATAAAAGACCACACTAACACGAGGCCTTTTATAAGAGCAACGCCCCGGCAGTGCAGCAACACATACCGGAGCGTCTAACCACAACGTTCAGTGTTAAGGAAACAACGCTATGGCTAACACCGATAGTAACACAACCGCCCATCATCAAATCGTGGACATTCAGCCAGTTATCGAATCTGCGATCTCAAACCTCTTGAAAACGCCGCTCGGCACCACGCACGATCTCTTTCAGGTGCTGGATACGTGCGTGCGCTATGTCGATGCCTTGGTTGAATGTAAGGATATTGCAGATCGCATGGCGCTGTGCGGTCGTCTGCTCGCTGCACTGGAAGTCTTGAAAGTTCTGTTAGACAAGCCACTGCCAGAACACCTGATTAAACGCCTCACGCTGGAGAAAGGTGATGACAAAGCCTGTCGCAGCAGGGATTCGATAGACTCGGAAGAGATGCGGCAATATTGCAGCGCGTTAACGTTAGTATTGCTGAATCAGCAGGCCCCGGCAGACTTGCAAAAACATATCACCGGCTTGTTATTTCAGATGGTTAACATCATGACTGATGACTTAACCGCGCCGCGCTTTGTGCGAACAGAGTCGGGGTTGGTGATGATTGAGAGCAAATTTACACATATCGTTCACTGATTTTGAACCCTTCCCTTCTTCCGCAGGGAAGAAGGGAATTCGCATGCAAAATTTAAAATCTCACTGTGGGCTCATTCTCAGTGCCAAAATGCTTTATAACCCTGAGTTTTCTTCTGCCGAAAATACCGCCACGATTCATCTTCATTCACTGAAAATATATTTTGTCGTGCTGCCATTCCTGAAATCTTTTCATTCCCGTACAGTTATTGCCACTGTCCCCAAGGGCCCGCCCTCCCTCCCCGCCGTACAGTTATTAACAGCACTCCTAGAGGGCGCTGTCGCCCCCTTAAAAGTCAACGGCGCGCTGGCCTTCAGCCACGTCTGTCAGCCATCCCACCCAACCCGCATCCATAAAAAAACCCGCTTTCGCGGGTTGGGCTTACAGCAGCTGCGGTGACGGGTTATCGCTCCCTTTCGCCATAACCGGCACCGTATTGATCTGCGCCGGTTCGACGATAATCCCGGACACGCTCTCCAGGGTTTTAAAGGTACAGCTGCAGTTAATGTTCTGGCACTGGTGATAACGTTCTTTCGTCTCTTTCGAAACGTAGCGACTGCTTTTCGTATGGGCGGCGGTCTGACATTTTGGGCAATGCATCATAGTCGTTCTCCTCTCTGGCATAGTGCAACATTAGCCAAAGACTAAACAAAAAGCAACTTAAATTAGACTAAGCCTAACCAGCCTGTTTTTCCACTAAGACGTAATCCACGTTTTCAATCATCAGCTCCAGGTTTAACTGGGTGGTAAATCCACTTTTATCGAGGGTATGCACGATATTGGTAATCAGCCATTTTTGATTATCGATGACCGATTTAAAGCCTTGGGCTTTGACCGGCGTTTCAGGAATCAGCTCAGCAGCACCCAGCGCGAGTAGGATCTTCAACGTAGCCCGGTTACGTTGCAGTTCCTGCCACTTCGCTTTAGCCGCCTCCTCTGCTTCCCCCTGGCTACTGAAGTGCGTATTCAGTACGAACAGCTTCTTGTTGCTGCCAAAAACATAGGTTTTTCCCGGGTCTTGTTGCCCGATAGTGGGGATATTTTTGGCCGCCGGATGGACAGGGTTCACCGCCGGTGTTGCTGGCGGTATCGTGTTAACGGTTACCCCTTGCTGCTGCGCTTTTTTCTGATCGTACCATTTTGCTTCAACGCCACTGTAATCGTCGCGCTTAAACAATTTGTACTCATACTTATCGCCATCCTGTCGGTTCAGATTCAGGAGTGGAATCGGCTTTCCGCTCGCTGTAACACCATGCCCGGGGGCAAAGAACAGCAGCGTCTTATCTTTTATCGCCGCCACAGCGCCAACCAGCATAGCCAGCCGGGTAATGAACGTGCCGTCCGTTTCCTGCGTCTGATCGATATGCTTAATCTTTTTTTTGGCTATCTCCGGCCGCACGTCGGAGGTAAGTCCGTTACGTTTCGCGA